AGGTCGGATGAATCGTATCCAGTCTTGCGGGCTTTTTCTTTCTCGCAATATTTAAGAGCCGCATTACGTAGCGATTTAGCAATTAATTTATCCCTATCTTTTTGCTCTAGTTCTGACCATTCTTTGTACTTGCGTGGGTGTCCGACAAACCAGACCCATAGTTCCTGTGCAATATCATCTCGTTCTAGCATGCTGTATCTGCGTGCATACTCGGTTGATAGTTGCTGAACTACATCATTATATTCTAAAATGTAATTCATTATGGCAAGATTACCTCACCATTAACTACTGGTACAGCATATGGTACAACTTTCTTGTTGTCCTCTACGAGGATACCAATGCCCTGCTGCCAGTTGGCTGTGCCTGCAGGCAGATATTCTGCCTGCTTTATATCCATCATATGTCCAATTTCTAGACCGAACAATGTATGTGTCTTGCCATAGAAGCCAACTGTTTCATGTTGTAAGCCCACGCGATGCGTGTGTCCACAGACTACTGATTTGCCTAGGCGTTTTGCTAATGACAACGCTG